TCAGGGGAGGAATCCAGCAGCCCTAAGCGATTTGAATTGTGTGCTCTTTTTTCGTGCACTTTAAAAACCCTTTAAAATCAATACTTTAAGGGGTTTTTGTTTGTCTTGTATAAGAAAAAGGGGCAGACGAGGGGCAGAAATTAAAATTTTATCTTGTCTAACTTGCTAGATATGTCTGATACCATTTTTTGGGTAACGTGAGAATAAATCTCTAGTGTGGTCTTTGAGTCGCTATGCCCTACTCTGTCCATGATAGCAGTCAAGGGGATACCTAATTCAGCAAGTAGGGATATATGAGAGTGTCTGAACATATGTGTAGTGATGTTCTTATCTATGCCAATTTTCTGGCCATGTCTTTTCAATGCACCAATAACCCGGGCATTTGTTATTGGCTCTCCTAAAGTATTTATAAAAATAAAGTCTGTATCAAATCCATTTGTCGCATTCTCTATTATCTGCTCTTTAATGATGTCTAACACTTTCTGAGGTGCTGTTATAACCCTATCAGACTTGATTGTCTTTGGTGTAGTTCTCTCTTTTTGTCTGAAATCGTATGTATGTTTGATGTGAATGGTCTTTTTAGAAAAATCTATATCCTCCTTATAATTTAAAGCAGCAAGCTCTCCATATCGCATGCCAGTAAGAAAAAGAACTTTAGCCATTCGGATATACTTTGTGATTCGATAATCACAAAGAGCCTCTTCTTTTAAATTTTGGATGAACAACTTAAACTCTTTCTGATCTAAGTATTTTGTATTTTTCTTTCTGAGATCGTCAGTTGTAATTACCTTTCTAGGCATTTCAACAAATAGCATTTCATTTGTATCAATATAATTCATTCTGACAGCGAATTTCATTATCTGATTGAGTTTGAACTTAATTTTAGAAACATAGTTATGAGACCTTCCATCTTGTAATAGCTGATCTATAACTTTTTGCAATAATCGTCTATCAATGTTTCTGACTAAATAGTCGCCCTCTATCTGCTTTAAAATCTCTTTTTTAACATTCTTTGAAGCGTAGACGGTTGAGTTTTTAACACCGTGTTTCCAATTTTCCTCAAATTCCTCATATAGTTTTTCAAAAGTTATATCAGAAACAAAATGCTGTTTTTCTCCTAATTTTTGATTTATTTTTTCTTGCAGTAAGATAGCAGCTTGATTCCTTGCCTGGGGAGTTTTCTTCTCCATGGTTACTGAAACTTTTTTTAATTTCTCAGTATATGGATCTTTGTATCGCTCAAAAAATTTATATTTGCCGTTTGGTAATTCTTCCATCCACATTGATTTTAACCTCACTTTTTGATAAAATGGGTATAGTAAAGAGGGCTTTTTAATGCCTTTTACTATACTGATTGCCTCACGCTCAGACTCGCCAAAGTTTGAGAGCGTGGGTTTTTTTTGTTTGTGTAATCAAAAAAGCTGCACAATTATTGTACAGCTGTGACCGAGGCAGGAGCTACCTGCCGTATTTTGCACTAGATGGTATCATCTAGGTAATCCAACTGTATTTTATCAAAATTTCTATTTAGTTGTCAAATATAATCCGTTCGCTAATTGCGTCCGATAATTTTCTCAGTTGCCTATCTCCGATAACTGTAGCTGATAAAACATCAATTTCTGATGTTCGTGGTTCTATTTTATTTTTATCAATAGTAGTTATGCAATCTAAGGCTGCGTAAGTCGTCTTCTCTAAACTCTTCTGAAATCTATCCATTTGCTCGTTAGCTTTTTCTAATAGTTCAGTAGATTTTTTCTTTTTCTGATAAACAGTTTTCAATGTATCGTAGTACTTATCTATGTTTTCGAATAAGTAAGGCATATCTGTTATATCAGTGATAGGTGCAATATTATCAGGTAAAACGGAATTTATTTCCTCTAGGAGTTCGTCATTTATCTTTCTAGCAGACGTAGTTGCTACTTCGTAAGTTAAATAAAAGAGTTCTCTTGAAAATTCAAAATCAAGTTTTAGTTTATCTTTACCTGGTTTAGACGTTAAAGGAATAACAGTTATAGTCCGCTTATCTTTTCTATCGTTTTTAGAGAGTGTGATAGCATAATGTGTTTTTGAAAATTCCTCTCCAAAGTTCATCCCAAAATGGACATATACTATAGTTCCTGGAGCATATGTCTTGTAGCGACGCCTTTTTTTATGTAGGTCTCTTTCTAACTGCTCAACATAATTCAAAAGACTTTGCCCCATTCCATAACATTTATGGTAATGGGGATTATCTTTTACAAAACTTATAAGCCGTTCGGTTGCCTCGGATAGTAGGGCAAGGTTTTCTATTTTTCCCAAATTCAGAACCTCTACACTTTATAAATACCTACGACCTCTCCGATTGTACGGATGTCGTCGTGTTCTTTTTTACCTCTTGTATTTTAAGCAATTTCTTGTAGCCCTCTACTGGATTGCCACATTCAGGACAAAATTTCATAATAACCTCCAATTTATCCTCTTTAGTGTTATTTTGTTGTTAAAATGGTTACGATAATTGCTAGTATGCCAAGTAAGGTACTAACTAGCAAACCAATAAACCAATACATGAACTCTTTTTTGTTTTTGGCTTGCTCTTCTAATCTCTTATTTTCTTGAGTTAGTAATAGAGATTCTACTTGTTTCTCAAAGTTATCGAGCTTTAAGTCGATTTTTTCGAAACTACTTTGCATTTCATTTTTTAGCTGATCAAATTTCAAATCATTTTTCTCAAAACCATGTTTGACATCAGAATTGATTTTATCGAGTTTTAAATCAATTTCAGATTTACTGTAAGTATTTTCTGACATAATATTCTTCTCCATTAGAATTTCTGGAATATAGGCTTGTAAGTATGTACCTCTATGTATTCTTCCCAAATATTTTGGCCGCTTGCTATCTTTATCACCTTGCGTATTTTTCTTTTTAGTTACAGCATCTGACATTTTTGTTAATCTTCCTTTTATAAAATTAAATCAACTACCAGTTAATTTATAAAACTCTTCCTGAATCATATCTTCACCCCAGGTTGTAGAGATTTTGTGTCTTTCTGCAAACTGGAGCCAGTTGAAGTCTGATACTTCGTATTGTGCGAGTTCTTCAGAGATGAGATGTCGAATCATGAAGCGGTCTGCTTCGTTTTCGTATTTGTAAAGCAGTCGCTTGTAATGTGCTGGATTGTGATTTATGTGCCCTAATTCGTGCAGGATGACCTTTTCTCTCTCTTCTAGGGGTAAATCCCCGTTGACGTAAATAATGCGCTCATCGGGGAAATAGAAGCCTTTTCGCTCCCACATGGTTTCTGGGAAGAGGTAGAGTGTGACCTGGTATTCATCTAGTAGTTCATTTACTTTCAATATCCGATACCCCCAAAGAGAGTTTAATGATTTGTGCAATTTTGTCTACATCGTCGTCTGATAATGGCTTTCCATCGAACAGGACAACACGTTCGCGTAGATTTGACAAGTCAACTACACGGCCGTCTGGAGTAGTGACGGTATCCCCAGTGATAGCAGGGTTATCCGTTCGTCCGAGCAGGTAGTCTGTGGACACGTTGAAGTAGTCGGCGATTTCTTGTAGGCGGTCAGAGTTTGGGGTTTTCGTTTTTAAAGTATAGAAATAATTAGTACTATATCCTAGACTTTCTTCTAGTTTTGATAGAGGAATCCCCCTTTTTTTAGCTAATTCTTTAATTTTTTCTAGCGTTGAAAACATTGTTAAATCAACCTTTCTAAGGGTATCACAAAAAATATTTCTAAAATTCTAGAAAAAAGTGTTGACACAATCTAGAAAAAAGTATAGAATAGTTTTTGTAAGTAAGTTACAACTAAAAAAACAACTAAGAAATAAATTATAAAAATGTTTTGGCGAACGGTATTTATAGTTTTATTAGTGTTTTTGTTATGATTTCATTTTAGACTTTATTATAGACTTTGTCAATAAAAAAGTACAAAAAATAGTTAAATTTTTAGTTGTTTCTTATTTACTTGTTCCTTGACAATTGAATAGAGCATGTGAGATAATATAGGGGAAGTGAAGATGTAGTCTACTATAACTACAAAAAAGCCCCTGCTGATAACCACAAAAGCAAGGGCTTTTTCTAGTCTACGCTAGAAAGGTGGGTTAGTCGCTATTTCTTGTTTAGCCATTTTTCGATGACTATCAGGACGATACCGACCACCAAGGGTAGAATAATATTTGTGAAGATGTAATCTACCATAGGCTCCACCTCCCTTCTAAGGCAGATGTGCCGTCACTATTATACCACATGCTCTATCAGTTAGATAGGGCATTTTTTATTTTTGGAAAAAGGAGGAACATATATGCCAGATATCGCAAACGGTCGTGAAAAGGTTAATACTTTTTTGAAAGACAAGGGTATTAAAAAAACAACTCTAGCGGTTGCTTATGGCTTTAAACGACAGGAAGTAACGAACATCTTAAGTGGTACGACGAAGGGTCCACGAGCGAACAGCTTCATTCTTCAGGTTATCGAAGATTACGGGATTGAGTAGCACAAAAAAAGCACCTAACAGGAGTCAGGCGCTAATCAAAATAACTAAATGAATTATAACACGAAAGGAGCAAAAATGGAAGTAACAGTATATGCTTACGGTCGAAAATTAGACCCAGATGAACCAATTATTGTTCCAGAAGGACATCGCTTTTACGATGTGTTACGTGGAATTGTAGATGAAGCGTTAGATAAAGAAGAAATTGCATAAGGAGATAAAAAGAGATGTTTGAACCACCGATTTTAAATCAATTAATGGGAGTAGGAGGTTTGCTGATTGGATTTGCAGAGGCTTGCCGTCATATCAAATTGCAGGAAAAACGCAAGGAAGAAGAAAGACGAGAAGAGCAAGAATTTGCGTCTATGATTATCCAAGGATACAATCACGCATTCGAACGTGGTAGAGAGGACAAATGGCAAGAGATTCGCAAGAATATTCGAAGAGAATTTCCTGGTTTCACCTACGACAACGAACCGCCTGTAGGATTACGCCCTGAGCCTCTAGCATTGCCAGAACCACGGAGAGCACGAAATGCAAATCGTATGGGATAGACAAGCGTGGGATTTATCCACTTGCAAGCGTAGAGAGAAAATGCGTGACCTAGAAATGATGGCACAGATGCAACATGAAATAGATGATCTCAAGAAACAATTGCAACAGGAACGATCTCTAAGAAAGAGATTAGAAGCAGAGAATTTCCAATTAAAACTAAGGAGGAAATGATGTACTTATGGAAATGTACGTGCGCTGATTGTGGACGTGAGTTTGATTGGTACGATAACTATTCACCTCTTGAATGTGTTAAGTGTGGGAGTGTGGAAATCAAAAATAAATTTAAAGGAAGGGCGTATGATTAAATGACTCAAGCGGAACGAATTAGGGAATATTACAAAGACCACCCTACTGCCTCATGTGATGAAGTGGCTGAGGTTGTCGGTACAACAAATAGTAATGTGAGGGCTACCCGAAAGAAAAAATTGGGGAGCCTAATCAATGGGTTTTGAAACATCGTAAAGTCTGGGAGGACCATCACGGGCCGATACCAAAAGGATACTCAATTGTTTTCCTGGACGGTGATAAAACAAACTATGATATTTCAAACCTGGCATGTTTATCTAAAAACGAAATTGCTAGAATGAATCAAAATCATCTATTTACGTCTAACGCTGATTTGACTAAATCTGGTATTGGACTAACAAAACTTACAAACAAAATCAGAGAGGTAGAAAATAATGGCTAGTTTATATGAACTGACAGGTCAGTTTCTGACAATCTATCAAATGGATATTGATGACGAAACAAAAGCAGACACACTTGATGCCATCGATTGGCAAGAACAATTTGAACAGAAAGCAGAAGGATATGCCCATGTTATCAAGAATCTAGAAGCCGACGTGGCCATGTACAAGGCTGAGGAAGAGAGCTTCAAAGCGAAGAAACAGGCGGCACAGAAAAAGCTGGATTATGTCAAGGATAACATTATGACAGCTATGAATGTCACAGGTCAAACTGAGGTCAAGAGTGGTGCCCTGATTATAAAAATTGCTAAGAATCCAGAATCAGTCAAGGTCAACGAAGATGACCTTCCGAAAAAATATTTTACAAAAAAAATGACGCTTGCACCGGACAAAAAAACACTCAAAGAACTGCTGAAGGTTGGTAAGAAAATTAAAGGTGCGGAACTTGTCCGGACAGAAAAGTTGGTGATTAAGTAATGGAATTGATGAACAAAACACGAGTAACGGATTCGCTAGCAGTTGTGATTGGACCAGAATCAATTGAAGTGCTTGTTACAGAAGGATTTCTATTCGATGTTGCGATTCGTTTTGTGAAAGTGGATGAAGCAAATCTTGATCAAGGAAATGAAAAGCCGGTATTTACTCCAGAGTACAAGCTGGTCACAGTCGCTAAATACAAGGAAAAACCTATCTTTGAATCGGAAGAAGATATTCGAAGATTCGAAAAACAAGCAAAAGAAATTAAGGCGCTATTTGCCTTTGCAAAGGTAAATAAACAAAATTGGTTTAACACGGCCCTTTATCCAGGAGTGCTGACTGAGAAAGTTGGTGTCTGATGAAAATTTTAGCTATTGATCCATCAAGCAACAAAATTGAAGCCAGTACAACAGGAATTGTCTTGTTGGATAATGCAAAACTTGTTGACTATTGGGTGGTCCCTTATGGTGCTCAAAACTTCAAAGCCTGGTTCAAAGAGATTGGTCGCAGTCTTGAGTTCGACATAGCGGTTGTTGAAAAATTTGAGGTTAGGGACAATGATTATTCCAGGGATAACTCAGTTGTAGAAACTATCGCAGCCATTGAGCTATGCTATCCGAATTTGGTTCTGCAACGAAATGCTGGCTATCAGACAGATATACCCAACGACTTATTAAAAGCTTTAGGGCTGTGGACCTTTGACAAGAGTCATCACAACGATGTGAGGGCAGCTGCAAGGCTCGGGCTATTTTATGCCCAGAGGAACGATATTGAGGAGGTGATTGTGGACATTGGCAATCGAATTACGCAAATGGCAAGCCGAGGCAGTTAAACGAAGCGACGGTGATTGTCCTGGGATCTTTCTTGAGGCGTACGGTGGCCGTGGCAAGACCATCTGTGCTTTTGAAATAGCGAAGCACAAGGGGGCTAAAAAAGTCCTAGTAATCAATAATCGGTTGGCCATTCTGGATGGCTGGAGTAGTACCTATAAAAATTTAGGCTATAATACTGATTTTGAATTAGAAACCATGACGGACCGCAGATTGCAGAACAGACTTGCAAGCGGTGAGTCTATTGAGTGCGATGTGTTCATTATTGACGAGTGGCAGAATATGTCCAGTGATGCCAATGTGAAGGCTTATCGCAAGGTCAAACGTAGCTATACTGTAGGTCTGTCAGCAACTCCAATCAGGAAGAAGGAGCAAAACTTCTACCCTCTAGAAAAAACATTTTTTGGGATGGCTGATCCTAACCAAAAAGAAAACTGGCAACTAGCCCACGGTAAGATGAAGTATTCCAAATTCAGCTATTCTAAGCAAGAATGGGATGACTTCCGAGATTATGAAAGCTATGTAAGTAATCTGCCCAACTTCTTTCGATGGGAGGAAGTCGAAGCCATTGAAGAAGCCGAAGAAAACAACGGATTTGAGGTTGTCTTTGAACCTATCTGGTGTCTAACAGCTAACCCGAACGAATTGGAACAATTTAGGAAATTGAATATTGTTGGAAAAAATGGTAAGTACGCCATGGCCAAACAGACATTTGGCCGAAAAACTTTTGAACGATATTTAATCCAGACAGGATTTGAGGTTGACTTTCCAAAGTTGAAGGCTGTTAATGCAGATACTCCAATGCTACTTCAATTGGATCTTCTACTAGCAAGCAGGACAGAAATGTTGATAGTTAGCAAATCCAAGCAGATTGTAGAGGTCATCCGAGAGCGGCACCCAGAAATTGGCATTTGGACTGGAGACAAAAAGGACTCTCTTGAACAGACAAATGTGGTTGCTACAAGCCAGGTTTTAGGTGTAGGGGTTGATGGCCTTCAGCATAAATTTAAAACTATTGTGGTCTTAGACCCCGTTAATCCATCTGATGGAGATTATGACGATTATCGCCAACTTTTATGGCGAGTAACAGGCAGCCGTCAACAACATGACGTGCGTGTCATTGAATTTTATTTTTAAGGAGAATCAAAATGAAACTTTCAAGTGATTATATTGTAATGCGTGACAAACAAAGCGGACATTTTTTAAATGAACTCAAGAACAAGCGTTCTTCATTAGCTACTCAGGCCGGTTTTGTGGATGATATTCGAGGGGCTCTTACAATGCCATATGATTGTTATCTTGAACAGAAAACAGCTCTAAAAGCATTGGCTAAGGTACACGGAATGGAGATTATTCGGGTTAAAGCCACATTTGAACTTACTTATCCAAATGGTAGCGATGTTTCAAAAATCGAGCGTGAAAATACTAAGCCTGGCTTGCTTGATCTATTGAGAAACTTATAAAGGGGGATTTATGGTAACAAAACAACAATCCTCAATCTTTGTCACTTTACAGAGCATCCAGCAGAGTTTGGTTGCTCCGAAAGGACAGTATAACAGTTTTGGGAAGTATAGCTATCGGAGCGCTGAGGACATCTTAGAAGCGCTGAAGCCAATCTTGCAGGAACATGATGCGGTGTTGATTTTGCAAGATGGAATTGTGCAAATTGGCGACAGGTACTATGTTGAAGCAACTGCGACTCTTTATGCGGTTGGTGAAACAATTGGGACTACAGCCTATGCTAGAGAAGATGATAGCAAAAAAGGGATGGATGGTAGTCAGGTTACAGGGGCGGCTTCAAGTTATGCACGTAAATACGCGCTAAACGGACTCTTTATGATTGATGACAATAAGGATCCTGATACGGATGAATATCATAATCAGAATAGCCAAGCAGGCCGTACGTCGCAAAAACCAGCTCAAAAAACAAATAGTAAGCAAGAGCAATCGGCCAATGCTCCAGCTAAAAGTAACGGAGCCAAAACCATTACAGGAGCACAGGCTAAAGCCATTCGGACAGAACTCAAAAATATGGCTGAAGCTACAGGGAGTCCTGCTGCAACAATTGGAAAATGGTTCATCGATAAAATGGGTGTTGATAAACCTGAAAGCATTCCAGCTGATCGATTGAAGGAAGCTCAGAAGATTATCGCAGATGCGAAGAAAGCAAGAGGTATTGAGTAAGTGATTGATCTAGAAGAATTCAAGAAAATGAGAAATGAAAGTACTATACCTGAAAAAATAAAACAAGTTGAAGAAATAATCGATTTTCACTTGAAAAAACTTGCTCATACACCAGAGAGGGACTCGGACGGTAGATTTAATTCAAGGAGATTTTATTTACCTGAATTAGAAACATCTCATAGTGCAAAAGCTGGTATATTGACAGAACTTGGGAGAAAAATGAGTGCTATCGATCCTGATTTGCGTAGTATTGTACGAAAAAATATTGTCTCAATGTACTCTTCGTCCGGCTATGAAATTACTTGGGAAAAAGAAGATGTTGGATTTGAAAAAAGAGCATTTGTAATTCGTATTAAAAACATCTAAAGGAGACTGAAACTAATGATCAATAATGTTGTACTTGTGGGACGCATGACTCGTGATGCTGAGTTGCGTTATACCCCATCAAATGTAGCAGTTGCGACTTTTACTCTTGCAGTAAACCGTGCATTCAAGAGTCAAAATGGTGAGCGTGAGGCTGACTTTATCAACTGCGTTATGTGGAGACAGTCAGCAGAAAATCTTGCTAACTGGGTTAAAAAAGGCTCACTTATCGGGGTGACAGGCCGTATTCAGACTCGTAATTATGAAAATAATGACGGCCAACGTGTGTATGTGACCGAGGTCGTGGCTGACAATTTCCAAATGTTGGAAAGCCGTAATCAACAAAGTTCGAATGATACATTCGGGAATGAGAACCCGATGGATATTCAAGACGATGATTTGCCGTTCTAAGGAGTAACTAAAATGGGAATGAAAGAATATGCTCTCAAATATCAAAAAGCGGGGTTTTCTGTAATTCCCGTAGTGCCTAACGGAAAGCAACCAGCGATTAAATTCGCAGATAAGCCGCCAATGACTGCTCAGGAAATTGAAAATTACTGGACTCAGTATCCGGATAGCAATATTGCTGTTCGGACTGACAAATTTTTCGTAATCGATATTGACTTACATGGCAAGCATAACGGATATGAGAGCTTGGCCAATTGGGAACATCTGAATTTGATAACTCCGACTTTGCAGGCAAGAACTGCAAGTGGTGGAAAACATATCTTTTACTTTAAGCATTCAGACGTGACCATGACCCAGATGATAGGCTTTCTACCTGGAGTCGATATCAAGGCTCATCCAAACAACTATGTTTTAGTTGCTCCATCTAAGACCCAAAAAGGAGAATATGCCTGGGACTTAGAAAAATCTAAAGAGGGGGGCACGATGGTTACTGCTAGTCGAGCTCTTGTTATGGCCATTAAGAAGGAATACAACAAAAAGAACTCTGGTAGCGACCTGGATAATATCTACTATCAAATCAGTAAAGGTGCTGGTAAGCGAAACAGGACAACTGAATTATTTGAAATGGTTGTCCTAGGCTTCGGCGATGAAGGCAGCAGAAATGATACACTTGCAAAATTTGTAGGTGGACTCTTGAGCAGGTCAGTAGAACCGAACTGTATACTGCAACTAGCAGAAACAGCCAATAACAATTCAGTCGAGCCTCTTAGTCACAAAGAATTAAGTAGGACTGTCGAATCAATGATCAAGAAACACATGAGGGGGGGTGGCCATAATAGGTGATGTTACGAATATTTCAATCAAGCAATTTTCGCGCAGAAAGAAAAAAATCTTAAACGAAGAAGGTGAACAGATTGAGATTGAATCTATTGTGGCTGACAGTCCCAGAAATGTTCTTCTTGCAATGAAGAGCGATAACAAGCTCAACGACTTTCTCAGACACAATGAATTTACTGGAGAACACGAAATTGTAGAGGATGTCAAACTGGATGCTATTCAGTTAAGAAAGGGGCAGTTACCGTCTGCCTTTGAATCCTATTTGAGTGTATACTTGGAAAATCACTTCAAGACAGTTTTCAAGGCTGGAGCATTAAGAGACGGTATCGAAGCATTTTTTGCAGAAAAAACCTACAATCCGGTTAAGGAATATATGGAAAATGCTTATGAGTCATGGGATCATAAAGAACGACTTGCCCAGGTATTTCAAACTTGGTTGGGTGCAGAGGATAGCATCTTCGTTCAGAAAATATCTGTTATGTTCTTTGTTGGTGCAGTTTCTAAGGTTTTTAATCCCTGGATTAAATTTGACTACACGCTCGATTTGGTCGGTGGTCAAGGTGCTGGTAAGACCACCTTCTTGCAAAAGATAGCTGTTGACTGGTACACGGATTCAGCTAAAGATTTTATGGATAAAGATAACTATGAGATCATGCTAAAATCCCTGATTGTCAACGATGATGAGATGGTTGCGTCCAGAAAGACTACTTTTGATGAGTTAAAAGCGTTCGTGACTAAAACAGAACTTTCTTTCCGTAGATCCTACGGTCGCAGGGCTGAAAAATTCCCTAAAAACTTTGTGATCGCAAGGACCAGCAATAAAATTGAGTACCTGGGAGACAAGACTGGTGAACGGCGCTTTCTGCCCATACTGGTGGATGCAGGTCAGCAGTTTGTAAAACCTTTTGATATGACAGAGAATGATGTACTCCAACTTTGGGGCGAAGCAGTGGCTATCTACAAAAAAGGATTTATACTTACCTTTGATGATGAGTTCGAAAATGAGCTTGCGGTCTATAAGGAGCGCTTCACTTATAAAGATGAGGCAGAATCACAGGTATACGACTATCTTGAAATGCTGGTTCCAGAAGAGTGGGAAGACTTCTCAGTCACTCAACAGCATCAATATACCTGGTTCTATTTTAATGACGGCAGCTATCGCAATGAGTCCGGCCTGATATATGAAGGTGTGAAGCTTCAATCAAGTGTGTCTGCTAAACAGATTCTAAAAAATGTTTTCGATATTGATAGCGCGAGAGGTGAAAAGATTGCTAGGAAAATCAAGTTGATTATGGATAACAATCAGGATTGGGAATACAAAATAAAGAAGGTTAAAGGGAAGACAATACGTGCATATTTTAGAAAAAATATACAAACAGAAGTGATGTAACCTTAGTGAAAATGATGTAACCTTTTAGGCAAAAAAACGGTCAAAAATCGTGTTTCGGTTACATCAGGTTACATCATTGATGTAACCACAGGAAAAGTCAGTTATATCAAGGGTTTTAGTGCTGTTTTTGATAAATTTTTTTAAAAAGTGATGTAACCCTCCTAAACCCTTGATACTACTGATGTTTTGGGGTGTCTATTAGTAAGGTTACATCATTTATATAAAATATTTAATAAGTAAAAATAGCAAGTGCTATAAACGTTGATATAACAGCATTCTTGTTTTTTATAAAATATGTTTTGCGAAAAGTGATGTAACCTGTAACCATGTAAAAAGTATTCACGAAATAAACATATTTTTAATAAGTATAGGAGAAGAAATGTCATACACAGTAACACTATATTTTGACAATATGGTAGATGAAACTCACTTCTTTAAGAAAGTGGGTGATGCTGCCAAATGCAAGGCTCAGCTTGAGAGCAAGTATCGAGGCAATCGAATGTATAAAGTAAAGATGGAGGAGGTGGAGTAATGAGTTATGATTTGGAAATCTTAGCGAAAATAGAGAGTGGAGATTATATTTGTATTGCTGAACCTAGATATAGTTCTCCAACTTACAATCTTGGAAAAATGTTTAGGGTGGCTATGGATTGGGATTTCGACCAAGGCACTACGTACAACATTGCTGACATTTTAGATAATATCCAACGCGGTATATCTGAATTGGAACAGTACCCTGAAAAGTATGTGCAGTATGAACCTGAAAATAGATGGGGAACAGTTAGCGGTGCATTGAAGGTTTTAAAGTCGCTGAAAGAGTGTATTTTAGAACAAGATATTGATACGAAATATTTATATATGAGGTGGTAATGTGAAACGATTCATTACAGTATGTATCCTCGTCTCTGCTGGTCTAAACATCTGGCAGAGCATCCAAATCAAAAAATTAGAAGAAAAGCGCCCGATTATCGTCTATAAAGCTGATAATCAAGGCGCAGAAATCAAAGGCAGAGTCATTCACAAGGAGAAGATTGGCGACCTGCATACAATCACTATTAAAAATTATGGCATTTTCGTGGTCACGCAAACAAGTTACGAATCATTGAGGATTGGAGACGAGGTGAGATTATGAGACCAAAATTTAGAGTGTGGGATAAACTAGATAAAGAAATTTATGAGGTGGGAGAGATTCATTGGTCCCGTGGGGAATTTGATTTTATCGGTGACGCTATCACTTTCAAACGTGATGCAGACGAGGTTGAACTTATGCAATCAACAGGACTCGAAGATAAGAACAGCAAGGAAATCTTTGAGGGGGATCTAATCATAACAAATGCTTACGCTTGTATCGTGTGCTTTGGTGAATATACTTACTTTGAAGATGAAGATACACAAACAACAGCAATCGGATTTTACTTATCATTTCTGAATGTCACTCCAGCAACTTATGCACCGTTTGAAAAATGTTATTGGGATAATTGTGAAGTGATAGGAAATATTCATGAAAATGAATTGGATTTGATTATGTACGAGTCTTGGAAATTCAATAAGGAGCTGGAAGATGAAACCTAAAAAATATCCATATTCAGGGAAAAGAAAAAGGCAAGAAACACCATCGCCAATATTTTCTGCACGACCAATTTTTAACGAGGTTCCAATTGTAGAAGAAGTTAAAGTTGAGCTCGGAGTTGAAGTTAGTATGGGGCGCATATATCCAGAAACGTTAATACATTTAGATATTTCTGGTTATGGGAATAGAGTGCATTCGGTACATCGTTTCCTTGGTGCCTTCCTTACGGTTGGTGAATCAATCCAACTAAAGATGCTTTTCTATGAAAGACTTAGAAATTTTACTACAGATCGTTTCTTGACCTTTAGAGAATCTGACTGGAAGTTCTTTATACGTGGCCTGGTCAACGAATTTGTGCATTAAAAAAGCCAAGGCGCTCTCTGCCTCAGCTAATAGTTCTCACAAAGACTATTATATCACAAAGGAGATAGAGATTGAACAAGGCTAAAGAACTATTGAAAGAATTACAAGACCTTGACATGGACATCCAAAGCCGTATAGATGAAATCAATGAGCTTGAGGCAGGTTTGCTCTCAAGTCCTAAGTGGTCCGATGTCAAAGTCAAAGGTGGACAAACTAGAAAAGTTGATGACGTCTATACTCAGCTTGTCGTGATGAAAGAGGCTATAGAGCAAGACACCAAGGAAGTTATTGACAGGAAACTTGAATTAGGTAGGATGATCAATAGGCTTAAAAATCCAAAACATAGAACTATTTTGAGAAAGACCTACATCAATAAGATGTACGTTGATGATATCTGTGATAGCATGGGAGGGATGAGTTCTCCTACATACTACCGTTTGAAGAAACAGGCGGTAAATGAGCTTGATGTCATTCTTACGGAATTGATAGTAAATGATAGTAATGGTACAGGCATGAAGCCTAAAATCTGTTAGAATGGTAGTATCAAGAATTAAGGGTAAGGCAGTAAGCCTTACCTGACATGGAGAGTTGGCAGAGTCAGGTTGAATGCGCCCGTTTGCTAGACGGGTGGTCGCCTATGTGCGGTCCGTGGGTTCAAATCCCACACTCTCCTTTGAGTATTTTGTGTCCTGAGTAGTAAAGCAGGGTAAGTTTTCGGACGAGTATTCACATGTTTCTCATTAACTTAAAAATGGTTGCAGTAGCGACCGAACCTCGCATGATTGCGTAGCTAATTATATTCCGGATAAGTTATAAGCTAGAGGGTTTGATTCCCTCAGAGGTTTTAAATGACTACAAAAAAATAAAAAAAGGAAAACTTTCAAATTGATTACTAATTAACACGCAAGTCTGTAGTCTGCTTGCACTGAGTCACTCTTTGAGTGGCTTTTTATTTTGTCTGAAAGGAGGTAGTCCGGTGAGTGGATAAATTAACCCCAAAACAAGAACTATTTGTCCAAGGGATAATCTCCGGGCTATCTCAAAGACAAGCGTATAGACAGGCGTTTCCAAACTCTAAAAAATGGAAAGATAGCGCTGTTGACAGCAATGCTTCTGTCTTACTTCAAAATACTAAGGTTTTACAAAGGTATCGTGAGTTGCTCAAACAGTTCTCGAACATGTCCTTATGGTCCAGAGAACAGGCTTTTAACGAGTATGAATGGCTTAAAAATAAGGCTAGAGCAAGTATCGAGAATGAAGGTATTAGACAAGCTAATTCAAACGCCTTTCTTTCGGCTTTGGACGGTATGAACAACATGGCTTTTCATGATTTGGAGCTTGCTGATGAAAAATTAAGACTTGAAATTGACAATCTCAAAGCTCAACTAGGCTCTGGTGATGAAGATGACACAGTGATTACTGGATTTACATTTGATAGGAGTGAGTATAATGGCAATACTGAACCTAGCGAAACTGATTAACCCAGTTTTTGATGAAGTTCTCTATACGCTCAAGAGTCATATAGTGCTCAAGGGTGGCCGTGCCTCAACCAAGTCCTCTGTAGTATCCATTGATCTTGTAAATGACTTTATCAATGACCCTATGGGGAATGTGGTAGTCTTGCGAAAAGTAGGGAAATACCTGAGAATGTCAGTATATGAGCAGATAAGATGGGCCATATACGAGATGGGGTTAGCTAATCAGTTCAAGTTTGGGAAATCACCCTTACAGATCACACATAAGAAGACAGGAACAGCCTTTTATTTCTACGGTGTAGATGACCCCATGAAACTCAAGTCACAGAAGATAGCCAAAGGCTATGTAATGGCCGTATGGTTTGAGGAATTGGCTGAGTTCGCAGGTCGTGAAGATATTGATATAGTTGAGGATACTTTCATCCGTCAAGAGCTACCAAACGGCAAAGAGGTCAAGGTCTATTTCACATACAACCCCCCAAGAAATCCCTATGACTGGATAAATGAGTGGGTTGCTGAGAAAGCTAGTGACCCCACTTACATGATACATCACAGCACCTATCTTGATGACAAGCTAGGTTTTTTGTCTAAGCAAATGAAAGACAAGATAGAGCGTTACAAGGAGACGGACCCTGACTACTATCGCTGGATGTATTTGGGCGAGGTTATCGGTTTAGGTAATCATGTTTATAACATGAGCTATTTTAAGCCCCTAGAAAGCCTCCCAGATGATGACAAAGTGATAGGTATATCATTTGCCCTGGATACAGGACACCAGCAATCAGCGACAGCCTGTGGAGCTTACGGACTCACTGCCAAGGGTAATGTTATCTTGCTTGATACGTTCTACTATAGTCCAGCTGGCAAGACCATCAAAAAGGCACCTAGTGAGCTCTCTGTGATGATCCATGACTTTATAGACAAGGTCATGAAGACCTACAGAGTCCCCAAGCTCAAAATGACTATTGATAGTGCTGAAGGGGCTTTGCGTAACCAGTATTTCAAAGATTATGGCGAACGCTGGCACCCTGTGGCTAAAAAGAAAAATCAGACCATGATAGATATGGTTATCAGTCTACTAGCTGAGGGGCGTTTCTACTACCTTGACATCCCTAATAACAAGGTCTTTGTAGAGGAGCATAAGATGTACCGATATGATGACAAGACTATCAATACTGATGACCCAAAAGTCATCAAGGAAGATGACCACACGGTGGACGAGTTCAAGTATTTTGTCCTAGATAACGCTAGAGAGCTAAGACTAAAAGCCTAAAGGAGCCAATAATGGGAATAGTACAGACTATCAAGAATTTTTTCACAAGGAGCAAGTATGTGATGACAACACAGAACTTAACGAATATCACTGATCACCCTAAAATAGCAGTATCATCCACAGAATATGACCGCATTAGGGAAAATCTCAAGTATTATGCAGGACATTATCCACAGATTGAGTACATTGACAGTAACGGGACGCCTCAAAAGCGAGCTTTCAACCATCTGCCTATTGGACGTACAGCAGCCAAGAAGATTGCAAGCCTAGTGTTTAATGAGCAGGCTGAAATCAAGCTAGACGACAAGGACGCTAATAAATTCATTCAGAAACAGCTACAAGATGACAGATTTGTCAAGAATTTTGAACGCTATCTGGAGAGTGGTTTGGCACTTGGTGGCTTAGCTATGAGGCCATACGTCGATAGAGACAAGGTAAGAGTCTCTTTCATTCAGGCGCCTGTCTTCTTACCTCTACAATCAAATACACAGGACGTCTCTAGTGCTGCTATTATTACTAAGACAATCAAGTCAGAGGGTAACAAGCAGAAGTTTTACACACTGATTGAACTCCACGAATGGGGCAAGGATGACAAGTACACAGTCACTAACGAGCTCTACAAGTCTGATAATCAGAACGTGGTAGGCTCTAGGGTTCCTCTATCAGACCTCTATGAGGAACTTGAGGAAGTGGTAGATCTGAATGGCTTGAGTCGTCCGCTCTTTACTTACTTGAAAACTCCAGGCATGAACAACAAAGATATTAACTCAGCCCTTGGGCTATCTATCTTTGATAACGCTAAGACCACCATGGACTTTCTTAACACCACCTATGATGAGTTTATGTGGGAGATTAAGATGGGTCAGCGCAGAGTGGCCGTACCTAGTCAGATGATTAAAGTTGAGTACAATCAGGAGGGCGAGAATGTCACAGTCAAGCGTGAGTTTGAGGCTGGGCGTAATGTCTATGAACAGATTGACTCAGGAGATATGGACAAGGGGGTAGGTATTACCGACCTTACAACGCCTATCCGATCGGATGACTATATCAAGGCTATCAATAAGATCCTGGCGATTTTTGAAATGCAGATAGGAGTATCTTCTGGAACCTTTACATTTGACGGTAAGAGCTTGAAGACAGCTACTGAGGTTGTTAGCGAGAACTCAGACACTTACCAGATGAGAAACAGCATTGTCAGCTTAGTAGAGCAGTCTTTGAAAGAGCTCATTATCTCAATGTTAGAGCTAGGCAAGGCTTACGGTCTCTATAAGGGAAACATACCTGATATGGAGAAAATCAGTATTAACCTTGATGATGGAGTCTTTACAGACCGAAATGCTGAGCTTGACTACTGGGTTAAGGTTGTAAATGCAGGTTTTGCTACGGATGTCATGGCTATTGAAAAGGTGCTCAATGTTACTCCTGAAAAAGCTAAACAAATCAAAGCTGAAATCAGTGGCAATGCTATTGATGATGCAAGTGGAGAGCGTAGCTCTGATGATGTAGCAATTTACGGGGAGTGATTAAATGTCAAAGAAAAGACCACCGATACAGTTCAATGACGAGCAACTGCTGCTTCAAGCGAGTAATGTCGCAGATATTTATCATCAGTTAGCCTTGGACTTGTTTGACAATGTGGTCGAACGTGTGACAGAACGTGGCACGGTCTATCTCGATAAGCAACCATACATCTGGCAACTCGAAAAAATGCAACAGATGCACATGTTGAACGAGGAAAATTTGAAGCTAATTTCTAAATACTCTGGAGTCGCTGAAGAACAGCTACGCTACATTGTCGAGAATGAAGGCTTGAAGCTCTACACGGACACGAAGCAACAACTTTTAGAAGATTTAGGCCGTGGATCTGCAGGGAGCAGCAATCACATTCAAGAAATCCTTGCAGATTATGCAAATCAAGCTGTCGGAGATATCCACAACTTAATCAATACTACATTGCCAATGTCTGTAATTGGAGCATATAAAGGCATTGTGGAACAATCTGTCGCTAGAGTGGTTACAGGTCTTTCAACTGCTGATAAGGCTATTTCTGACACGGTCATGAAGTGGCAAGAGAAAGGGTTTCAAGGCTTTAAGGATAGAGCTGGACGTAACTGGAAGATTGATAACTACGCAAGGACGGTTATCAAGACGACAACTTACCGAACTTATCGAGAAATGCGAACAAGACCAGCTGAAGAGTTAGGGATTGATACCTTTTATTTCTCAAAGAAGGCATCAGCACGTAAGTCGTGTGCGCCTTTACAACATCATATTGTCACAACCGGTCACGCTAGAACGGAACACGGAGAGCATATTCTCGCTTTGTCTGATTACGGCTACGGCCGTCCAGAGGGTTGTTTGGGTATTAACTGCGGTCACATGTTGACACCGTTCATTCCTGGAGCCAATTATAAGCCTGATTTAGGCGAGGACGTCGACTCGGTTAGTCCAGAACAAGCGATAGAAAATGCCAACGCAGAAGCTAAGCAGAGGGCTCTAGAACGGTCTATCAGACAGTCCAAGGAGTTTCTCCATGTTGCAGAAAAGCTAGGAGACAGCGAGCTGGTAGACAAGTATAAGAGCAAGGTTAGAATCCAACAGGGAGCCATGAGAGACTATCTCAAACAGCACTCATTTCTACACCGTGATTACGCTAGAGAGAAATACTATGATGATCCGTTTTCTCAAGCACAAAAAGAAATAAAACTCAGGAAGAAGATGTCCGAATATCACTACATCAAAGAGGATGAAATACCTGGATTTAAGAAAGTCGGTGGGAAGATTACAAAGACTGAGCGTGACATTATCTATGCTCCCGATTTTGACAGTATGGGATATATAGCAACAAATAGTAGTTTTGCCATCAACAGAGCTCTCAGAAGCAATGGCGCCATACCGCTTAGCAAAGAACATAGCAAAGTAGTTTCAACTCTTGATGGTGTTATTGAAAGAAATAGAGCTTTAAAAAATATAAAAGTTAGCCGTTTTGATGACAGTGGGTACTTGAAATCAATCATTACTAGCAATGCTGACTTGTTGAAAAAATATGATAGTATATCTGATATGCTGAACTCTGGAGAGGCTATTTTCAGTAACGCTGCTTACACATCAACTAGTTATATTCCAAAATATAACTTTTTCAAAACTAGAAAAGTCAAAACAATCATCAACATTCCAAAGGATAGTAAAATATACTTTACAGATAATGACGCTGAGTCTGAAATCATCATACCAAGAAATGCAAAATATGATATAATTGGTATGAAAGAAAATAAAGGTGGCGTTGTTTTAGAAATGAATTTAAGAGAGGAGTGATATTATGGAATTATCAGAGGCTCTACACTTTGTTGAATCTTTAGGCTTGGATGAAAAAACTATTGATTTTTCAGAGTTTACTGATGAGCAATTACTGGAAACTAGTATTACACTTGACTTACTTTCTTTAGATGAAGCTGAAGCATTCGAGTTAGAACTAGCTAAGCGACAACTTACAGAGAGATATTTTTTAATGAGAAAACCTAAAACTAGTGCTTAGAACGATCTAAGTGCTTTTTTCATTCAATAAATTGCTATAAACCGAATGGAAATCCATACGGTTTTTTATTTTGCCCTGGAGCATGGCGTAAAACTGTCTTAATTTGTCCATGTGACGTAAAAAAGGAGGAGTTAAGACATGAGTCTTAAACGTGAAATGTTAGTTGAGGCAGGTATCGAAGACAAGGCTGTCATTGACAATATTATGCAAGCGTACGGTGCAGGTATTGAAAATGCCAAGTCACAAGCCAAGTCGGAACTGCAAGCTGAAAACGACACATTAAAACAACAGCTTGAGCAACAGACCCAGGCTATCAAAGATTTACAGGCTAAAGAGGGAGCTAGTACCGAAAGCAAACAACAGCTTGAAGAACTAAAAGCTCAATTTGACCAGTATAAGCTGGATAGCGAGGCAAACCTTGCTCAGATCACTAAAACTAACGCTGTAGCCCTTGCCTTGAAAGATGTAGGAGCTCATAACTCAGAGGATTTGATGAAATTCATTGACCTAGACAAGATTAGTCTGGGAGAAGATGGAAAACCTCAACTAGAGGACACAATCAACTCACTCAAAGAGTCAAGCCCTTACCTATTCCAAGCCGAGGACAAGCAGCCTAACCCTAATATCTCTGTGCACGGAAATCCACCAGCAGAAACTGGATACGATCATCTAAGCGCAGAGGACAAAGCCCTATTTGCAGGCTTTGATAGCGTATAAAACCAAAAATAAAGAAAAGAGGAATATTACACATGGCAGTAAATTACGCAGCTAAATTTGATGAAAAAGTAGATGAGCGCTTTGCTAAAGAGGCCCTATCTACTGGTATTGTTAACCAAGATTTTGATTTTCTTGGAGTTGACACCGTCAAGGTCTACTCTATTCCAACATCAGGAATGAATGACTACAAGCCAACTGGGCAAAACCGCTACGGTGACGCTGAGGAACTTGGAAATACAGTTCAAACTATGACAATGAAGAAAGACCGCTCTTTCACATTCACGATTGACAAGAAATCCGAGCAAGACACAAATGGTGTTATGGAGGCTGGAAAAGCCCTTGCACGTCAGTTGTCAGAAGTTGTTATCCCAGAAGTAGACACTTACCGTTTTGCAACAATCGTAGCTGGCGCAGATACAGATCATATTGCTACTGGTTCGGTAACTAAAACAAATGCTTACGAACTTGTGCTTGATGGTCAGGTTAAGCTCACTGACGCTCTTGTTCCAACAGCTGGTCGCATCTTGCATGTATCTCCTAAATTCTACAAACTCATCAAACTTGATCCAACATTTGTGAAAAACTCTGACCTTGGCCAAGAGATCACTATCAAGGGTCAAGTAGGTATGATTGACGGCTTGCCAGTAGTTTTGACACCTACATCACGATTGCCACAAAATGTAGAGTTTATTATTGCTCATCCTGTGGCTACTCCATCTCCTGTTAAGTTGGAAGACTACAAGATCCACGATAACCCACCAGGAATTAACGGCAAGCTCGTTGAGGGGCGTATTCGTTACGACGCTTTTGTTCTTGACAACAAGAAGAAAGCTATCTACGTTCACAAATCAGCTTAGTGAAGGGGGATAAAAATGAACGATTCTAATATTGAAGAGACTTTGGTTGTATCTAAAGAAACCGAAGGGGAACCAGAAGTAAAATATCCAAAAACATTGAAAAAAGATGGTGTTACTTTTACCTTGTCTGATCCAATCATGATTTCAGCCTTTGAAAATCAAGGATACGAAGTGGAGGAATAAAATAAATGGCCAAATTTGAAGTTAAAACTAATTTCTATGTTGAAAAAACAGGGCAACAATTCGATGAAGGTGTTGTTTATGAAATGACATCTGCTGAAGCGGATGAGATCAACAGACGCTCAACCTCTCACTTTGGCGAAGAATGGCTTGAGTGTATTGAGCCAGATGTAGCACCTGTAGAACTTACAGAACCAGTTCCAGAAGTTCCTGAATCAACTAACTTTTTAATGTAAGGTGGTGTTGTCATGACCTACTTAACTAGAGAAGAGTTCAGAGGTTTAGGTTTTGATTCGGTTGATGATTTTGAACAATTGCTACAACGAGCGGAAATGACTATCGATGCTTACACTAGAGATTTTTACTCTATGAATAGCTTTGATACTGATATTGAGGCAAGAAAGAAGGCTGTCAAACGTGCCACAGCCTTTCAGATTGCTTATTTGGACAGTTCGGGCATCATGACTGCGGAAGATAGACAATCTATTGCGAGTATGTCAGTAGGACGGACATCAGTAAGTTATCGCTCAGGTTCGCTTTCTTTAGCTGAAAGGTATAATTTATCGAGAGATGCTGAAAACTGGTTGAGAATGGCAGGATTTGGCTTTGCGAGGGTTGATTATGATAGATAAACGAATGCTACCTGACTCTTTGACGATTAAGAAGGTCGAAGGGAAAGATGACTGGGGGAAAGAGACATATTCTGACCCTCTTTATTTATCCCCTTGCAAGTTCGATAGAACCTTCTCTCATTCCGGAACGGGCAATCATCGTATCGAAAGGAACTCATCGACCGTAATTGTCTATCCTAAATACTGCCCTATCAAGCTTGATAAGAGCTTTGTTGGTGGCATCGTTGAGGAAGACGAGACTAGTTATGTCGTCAAAGACATTATTCCACAATACCATCCGTTTACTAAGAAGTTGTTAGCTTATGAAATCGAGGTGATTTGATGGGCGGTGCTAGTGTAAAGATTGACTTAAAAGGTGTTGAAAAGAAAGTTTCTCCAGAGAATTTCGCAAAAGGAAAACTAGCTATAGCTAACCAAATGCTATTGGATATGGATAGATTTGTTCCAAAAAGAAAAGGAATACTGAGAGTTAGTGGACACGTTCGACAAGATTCGATTATCTATGCAGCACCACACGCAAGATTGCTCTATTATGGCAAGAAACGAAAAGGTTTCTTTTCAGAAAAGCAAAGGAAGTTTTTCTTTGCGAATAAAGAGAAATTACTTAGTCAAAAACCAACACCTGGAACTGGTCCGAGATGGGATAAGAAGGCCTCAGCTCTATATGCTAAGAATTGGGCAGAGGTCGGTGCCAAAGCAATGGGAGTTAAATAATGCACGAAAATGACTTTTCAGAGGTCTTGCTGGAGCATATCAAAGGTGTTCAAACCCAAATCCCCTCAAAAAACGGCTATTTAGACGAGCATGAGGGATTGGTAATCTATCCGCTTCCTGGTGGAAATGTGGTAGAAGAGGACATGGCAGGGACGCAAATTGTGGATCTACCTTTTGAGATTGCAATCAAGTCAAAAGACCAAAAACTAATTGATAACACTCTATGGCAGATTAACACTGCCTTATCAAAAATCGGCTTGGAATTACCAAGCAAGAACAATTCATATAACTATTTAGGTCTTGAAGTTAATAAACCGTATTTGAACGAGTTGGACGAACAAGGCTTTTACACTTATTTGCTGGATGTCACAGCAAATCTTGAAATCGAAAGGAAAGAATAAATGGCAAAGAACAAAAACGCACTACGAAAACATTTCATTGGTCCTTATAGCGCTGAAAATCCTGAAACTGCACCAGAAAAAGAAGCGTATATGTGGATTGCTAAAGGGATTAAATCATCATCCCCTGAAAACAACGAAGAAGACGACGATGCAGCATACTTTGACGGTGATGGAACTAAAGAAAATATCATCGTTTCAAAAACTCGAGGTCGCACATTTGAAGGGCATCGTGATTACTCAGATAAGGCTCAGAACTTTGTAGCTGATAAAGAAGACGAGGTCGGTGATGATCTCATCGTTTGGTACAAAGAAGTTTCATCTGATGGCAAAACTCAAAAAGAGGGGTTGGCTCGTCTTTCTGAAATTGAAATTGGTGACGGTGAAGCTTCTGAGCTTGAAAAAATCAAGTTCAAGATTGTATGGACTCGTAAACCCAAGAAGTCAAACGTATTACCTGAATAGGGACAGGGCGGTTTTCCGCCTTGTCTTCTTTTTTTGAAAGGAGATAAAAATGGTAGTAATTAAAAAAATAAGTAACATCATCCCTGTTGATTTTGGGGAGTTTCAGCTTGAATATGTAGCGAATGATGAAAATATCAAACGCATGAAAACAATCGGTCAGAATCTCGAAAAACGTGCTAAAAAACTGGAAGAAGCTGATGATGAGTCAGCTTTTAAAGAGGCTTACAAAGCATCTAAAGATAGTTGGACAGAGTTGTTTGATGAAGAAGCTTTTGAAAAAGTCTATAAATTTTCGGGTGAAACAACAACAGACACAATTTACTATCTGATCCAAACCATCCGTGGCATTGTTACCGAATTTGAGAACCGAAATTCTGAAAAAGCAATCAAGAAATATTTAGAGGGTTGATTATGCTAGATCTATCACGAAAATTAACAGATGAGTTGGTTATTGGTGATAAGATCTACTCTCTCAATATGTCCTTCGATAATATCATTAGACTTTTTGAGATGTGGTGTGATGAAGAGATACCAGAACAGGTTAAGCCTTTCTTTGCTTTAAAAATGCTTACAGGAGAGGGATTTGGGTCATTCTCGATTGAAGATGCTATGGATATCTTCCAACAGGTTTTCGAGGAACACATCCAGTTAAAATCATTGAAAGATGTATCGGTTGAGTACGACTTGGCCGGCAACGTGATGCAAAAAGAACCTTCTACTCAAAGCAAAGAACCGCCTGTATATGATATTTCGTTAGATGGTGATTTCATTTATGCGAGTTTCATGCAAGCATACGGCATTGATTTGCTTGAAGAAAGAGGGAAGTTACACTGGAAAAAGTTTAATGCCCTGTTATCAGGATTGCCGGAAGGTACAAAATTCGTTGAAGTCATCAAAATCAGGAAGTACAAGCCAAGAAAGGGCGACTCTCAAGCTTACATCGATGAAATGATGAAGCTAAAAAAAGAGTACGCCTTGCCTGATTCTGAAGAATACGATGATGAAGATGATGATTACGATATGGAATAGAAAGGAGGTAATAAGATGGCAGATGGTAAGGTTGTCATCCAGGTAGACATGGATGGTAATAAAGCTCAATCGGGAATGTCACGATTGAAAAATATGGTAGGAGGTTTGTCTGAAAGTGGAGCGCAATTAGGCTCTGTTTTTAAGTCAGTACTAGGCGCTAATATCGTAAGTGGTGCGCTTATTTCCGGGATTCAGTCTTTGGGAAGTGCTATGAAAGGTGTCTTCTCAACCGCTTTGGATGAGGGCGCTAAGCTACAACAATCTTTTGGTGGTATTGATACGCTCTATACGACTGCTGCCGACTCTGTGAAGCAATATGCGAACGCCGCAGCCTCAGCTGGTATCTCTGCTAATACATACGCAGAGCAAGCTGTTTCTTTCGGTGCCAGCTTGAAGCAAGCGCTCGGTGGTGATGCTGTGAAGGCTGCACAAATGGCAGACAAGGCTATCATGGCCATGGCTGATAACTCAGCCAAGATGGGTACTGATATCGGCTCAATCCAAATGGCTTTTCAAGGTTTTGCAAAGGGTAATTATACTATGCTGGACAACCTTAAGCTAGGTTATGGTGGTACTCAACAAGAAATGAAACGACTTCTGGCTGATGCTAGCAAACTAGAAAAGGCGATGGGTAAGAAGTTTGATATAAACAACTTTGCGGACATCGTTGAAGCTATTGATCTTGTTCAACAAGAACTTGGTATTGCTGGAGTTGCAGCAGAAGAAGCCAAAACTACTTTCAGCGGTTCGTTTGAAGCGATGAAGGCTTCAGCTTCAAACTTTTTAGCCAATCTTACACTTGGAGAGGATATCGGTCCATCTCTTAAGTCTCTCATTTCTACTACCTCAACTTTTCTTCTTGGTAACTTCGTGCCAATGGTGGGAAATATCATGCGTCAGCTCCCTCAAGCTGTTGAGGTGGCCCTGGCAGAAGCTGGTCCTAAAATTGAGCAAGGGTTCAAATCTTTGTTTTCTTCACTTGGAGTTGACGAGGGCGTTTTTGATGTTGTTAAGGACACTTTCCGGGATGTAGTCGTGACAATCCAGTCGCTTTTTGAATCCTTTACTAGCGAAGGAAATGGATTTAAAGATTTACTCCAAGGGATTAGCAATGTAATTACATTCGTAAATGCTGTAATACAGGAATTGGCTAGAGGATTTCAATTTGTCGTAGAATCTTTTGCTAACACAGGTGCCATAAATAGTGCATACAGTGCATTCAAGGACTTATCTGGGGCAGCTGTTGAAGTTGCTAAGAATTTGGGTGAAGCTATTCCATGGGACATAATTGGTTCAATCGCTGGACAAGTAGTGAATTTCATTTCACAACTAGTAAGTTGGTTCTCAAAGTTAGCTCAATCTATTAGCCCTGAGGTTTGGCAGACTTTGATTGTTGGTGTAACAAGTTTTGCAGTTGCTTTAAAAGGTATTGAAACTGGATTAGCTGTTGCCAAAGGGTTGAAGTCAGCATTTGATTTCGGTAAAAACCTTGTTTCGTTGATTACAAATACTCTTAGTCTTACCGCTGCTCAAGCAACAAATGCGGCTGCAAGCACCGCAATGAGTGCTGGAAATACGGCAGTTGGAACTAGTGCAGGAGCAGCTGCAAGTTCTGTCTTAAAATTAGGAGCAGGTATATTGATGATTGGAGCTGGTGTATTGTTAGCGGCATCAGGAATCTATCTTTTGGTTCAAGCTGCAATCCAATTATCAAGTGCTGGTGCAGGAGCAATCCTAACCATGGTCGGTTTGGGTGTTGGAATCGCTGCGCTTGCAGCAGTATTCGCCTTTTTAGGTCCTGCTTTAACTGCAGGAGCAGTCGGTATTTTAGCATTTGGTGCAGCAGTTGCATTAATCGGTGTTGGAGTATATGCCGCTTCGGTTGGTTTAGCGCTGTTAGCAGTTCAATTGCCTGTCATCTCTACTTATGGATTATCAGCCTCAATCGCTCTTGCAGCTCTAGGTGCTTCAATGCTTGTCTTAGGAGCTGGAGCCCTAGTAGCAGGAGCCGGACTCCTTGTACTTGGAGCAGGTGCTTTAGTGGCAGGAGCCGGTGTTTTAGTTTTTGGTGCAGGATTACTAGTCGCGTCCGTCGGTGTAGCAGCTTTTGGTGTCGCTCTTGCTCTCGTTGGTGTTGGTGTTTATACAGCTTCTGCTGGATTATCAATGCTCGCAGGTCATTTACCAACAATTGCTACTTATGGAGCTAGTGCAGCTATTGGCATTGCTGCTTTAGGTGCCGGATTGCTAGTCATGGGAGCCGGAGCCTTGGTAGCTGGTGCGGGTGCCTTGGTATTAGGAGCTGGTTTGTTAACAGCCGGAGCTGGGGCAACCGTTTTTGGTGCAGGAATGCTTGTTGCAGCTGCTGGTGTAGCAGCTTTTGGATTAGCTTTGGGGCTATGCGCTCCTTCTATCACAATATTTGCTGAAGCTATTAGTAAAATCATTGAAACTTTAAGTAGTGGCTTATCAAGTATATTACAAGCAATAGCTTCAGTTATTCAATCAATCGGAGATGCCGCTCTAAATGCTGGCCTTGGTTTCAAATCTTTAGCTGAAGGTGTCGTGATGATCACTAATACAGGTTTAGCTGATTTAAGCGCATCACTTGCTGCAACTGCTGCAGGTTTAGGAGCAATTGCATCGCAAGGAGCAGGGTTAGCCATTGCTGGTCAAGGTATGACAATGTTAAGTAGTGGGATGATGATGCTTGGGCAATCTACTGTAATTTTGCAATCAACATTAATGGCTTTACCAGCTTTACTAACTTCGTTCACTTCTTCATTAACTGGTTTACCAGCTGTTTTGACAGCTACAGTATCGTCAATGACCGATTTCGGATCTAATGTTCAGAGTTCGTTAACTGGTCTTACAGGTTTAGGTGAAATAGTCATACAATTTAACGCTATGCTTATGACGATAGCTCCAGCTACAATGATGGCAAGTACTGGTTTGGCTTCATTTAATGCTCAAGCTACTTTAGCAGGTAATTCCATGCAAATATTAGGGACATCATCAGCGGCTGTTTCTGCTCAAATCGCATCTTTTGGTCTTATTATTGCATCAGCTATGATGGGTGCTACTACTGCGATAAATGTAGCTGGTGGGCAAATGGTGGCAACCATCATGACGACTGGAATTCAAATGATTTCGGCAGAACAGTCGTGTATGAACCAGATTGTTTCGGCAGTAAAAAATGGGATGAATAATGCAGTTTCTACTATTCGAAACGGTGGTAGCCAAATGGTTACAGCTATGCAGTCAGCGTTAAATCAAATGAAGGTTGTTGTTCAAAATACGATGAATTCAATCGTATCGTCAATTCAATCACATGGTGGCCAGATGGTGTCAGCTTGGAAAACAGCTGGGCAGCAAATGATTACAACTACACAAAGTTTTGTTAATAATACAAATAGTTCGTTGAAAGGAATTGGCTCTGGTGTGAATCTATACTCAAATGGCGCTGCACTTATGAGCGGTTTGAAATCAGGTATAGATGCAGGTTGGTCTCAGATTACTTCTAGCGTATCGAATATGGCTCAATGGATTAAAGACCATAAAGGGCCTGTTTCGTATGACAGAAGACTGCTTATCGAGAACGGTTCGGCTATCATGGCTGGTTTGAATCAAGGTATTCAGACTGGATGGAGAAAAGTCATGGATAACATTTCAAACATGGCAGGAACTATTCAGGACGTAATCAACGACGATTACTCTAATATCGGCTGGCAGATTGGGCTAGGTATTTCAGACGGTCTTAATTCGTCACAGGATAAGGTTGCAGGCTATTTAGATGCTATTCGTAATCATGTTAATGATTTTAGCTTGAAATCGAAGAATCTTTTGACTGGTGCGACTGCAACCATGTCAAGTCAATTGAAAGTTGAAACCTTGAGAGGTAAGACACCAACTGATGAAACATCTAGCAGACAAGAAGCCTATATCGCTCATTCGACAAGTCTATTGTCTGATGTGATTGATAGCTTGTCAGAGTTGAGAGAGCAAGTAGCACAAGGCCAGATGATGGTCTTGGATACAGGCGAACTTGTCGGCCGTACTGCTTATGCTTATGATGAGGCAATTGGAAATATACAAACATTGAGAGGACGGCATCGATTATCATGATTACTCAAATTAAGGAATATATCCAATTCGGTGATTTTAATAGCAAAGATGCTGGTTGGTATCTTCAAAGTAGGAATGCTCCGACTCCTGATAAGAAGGAGATTGTGGAGCAAATCCCTTATCTACAAGGTGTTTTAGACTTCTCTGATGCTCTCGGAGAAGTTTTCTTTGATAGACGAGAAATCACTTATGAATTTAAACTACCAAACAAAGGATATTCAGATCGCAAGGTAGCTGAACGATTCATAAAATCGAGTATGACGACAAAGTCAGAAAGCAAGCTCTTTGACAGTCACGACCAGCGATATTATTGGCTCGGTAAGGTCAAAAGCATTAAAGTGACAGATGTGCCTTTAAAGAAACATTTGATTGCTACAATTGTTTTTATTTGTTATCCATTCGCGTTTCATGTCGATGATTATTTTGATGATATTTGGGATACATTTGATTTCGAAAATGATTTTTCAAATTGGACCAAGTGGCATATCAATGGCCAAAAAGAGATTTACTTTGTGAATGGCGGTGATACTTCAGTTAGTCCGACAGTCATTTGCAGCAGTGAAATTAAGCTTATCGATAAAAAAGGCAAAGTATACAGGTTTAAGAAGGGTGAAAATACAGATTTCGTCTTATCTATGAAACCAGGAATAAATCATTTTACTGCCCAAGGGAAAGGAACGATTTCATTAAGATTTAATGCAGAGGTGATGGCATGAGTAGTAGAGGAGGTTTTGAAGTATATTTTTGGAACTCTTTTCGAGAAATGTTAGCTGATAGAATCTCTGTTGAAAAGAAGGTGATTCATAGTCCATATTCTCGTAAAGGGAATAAGATTCTTTCTGGAACAATTACACAGGCTCAAAATGCAATCAATGAATTTACTTTCACGATGCCAATGCAAAATAGCCTTTACCAAAAATTAGTTCCTTTTCAATCTATTATCCAAGTTGTTAATCTATATGATGATGAAATTGAATTTGAAGGTAGAGTTTTAACTATTTCAAATAAAATGACGAGTACAGGATTCGTTCAAGAAGTTGTGTGTGAAGATTTTCTTTCATTTTTCCATGACAGCGCTCAAAGTTTCCGTAAATTACAAAATACTGGTGCAGAAGCGTATCTAAGAGAAATACTGAACCAACACAATAGTCAAGTTGAAGATTATAAGAGGATTCATCTTGGAACTGTAACGGTTAACAGTAAGACAGACAAGCCGTGGAGGTATCTAGGTTATGAGCCTACTTGGGATGCGATTAGAGAGAGGATTATTGCTAACATTGGTGGATATCTTACCTTGAGAAGAGAGAGTGATGCTTTCTACCTCGATTGGACCTCCTCGATTGGTGAGAATCAGGACTCGCCTATTCAACTTGGTCGGAATATAAAATCAGCTTCTCGTGAGATTTCATTTGATGGTATAGCTACTCAAATCATGCCAATTGGTGCAGATGAGAATAATAGTCAAAATGAAAATAAGGAAGAACAAGGATCTGATGTTACCAGGAAGCAGATTGACATTTCATCCGTAAACGGTGGCAAAATATGGCTTGAAGATGCAGAACTGGTTGCTAAATTTGGAATCATTCGTAAACCTGTAATTTGGACAGAGATTGATAATGCTCAGGTATTAAAAAATCGAGGATTGCAATACCTAAAAAATCAAAAAATAGCCCTTGCAAAATGGACAGTATCAGCTGTAGAAAGATATCTGATTGATTCAAGGTATGTAAAATTCAAAATCGGCAATACACATCCAATTTTGAATGCTCCACTTTCAGGAATTGAGCGCTTGCAAATCATCGAAAAGAAAATAGATATCTTGAATCCTCAGAGCGTCGATTTGGTTATAGGCTCTAAATCACAATCACTTTCTGCTTATCAACTACAATCTCAAGAAGCGATTGAATCAATTGAGCATGTAAAAGCAAAACAAGAGATCGAACGCAAAAAAGAGAGCTTGACTTCTTTAAAAAGTGAGCTGGAAGAGTTGAAACGTGAGAATAAAGAAGAGAATGCTGATAAAATCAAGAATATTGAAATGGAAATAAATAAAATAGAAAAAGAAATCGGAGGCAATTAATGGTAACAGAAGAAGCAGAAGGACGTTTGAATTTATTTGATGACCCATCACCTCTTCCAAATACTAAAAATATTGCCGTATTAGTTGACGGCATTCGAAAGAAAACAAGAGGTGCTGATGTTCGAGAATCTATCGCTAAAGCTCTTGAAGTTACATACGAGAATGCCGCAAAAGAGGGCAATGCTAATATGGAGGTAACGCAAGCTAGAGCGAAATTTATTGATTTATCAGCGAGACTTGCTAATATCGAGGGAATTATGGAAGGCAAAGCTGATGATGAAAAAATTAAAGAAACTTTACGGAACATAATGGACGGTTCGCCAAAAGGTACTTATCCAAATATAGCTGCATTAAAGCAAGCTCATCCTACTGGTGATACAGGTGTTTTCATTACCAGTGACAACAAAAATTGGAACTATTGGAACGGCTCAGACTGGGTTCCTGGAGGGGTTTATCAAGCTGCAGGGGAAATGGTCGTTAAACAGGTATCTGACGGTAAAACGAGCGCGTATATAAAAACCGGCGGATTAGTTGTAAATTTTGACGAAATGAAAATTATCGTAAATTCTCCTGTTATTGTTGACGGAGTTAACAATATATGGTCACAGAATTACGAGGGAACATTAACAAACAGTAATGGTTTTTTAGTTTTTAATAAAGTAACAAAACGCTTTAACTTTTCCCCAGTTGAAACGTTTGATAAAGACAATATTATTCTTGGTTTTTTCTGGGCGGACGGCAGCGGATATATAAATAGTATCAGTCGATATGACGTTAAAAAAAATGGAATATGGAAAACTTACAATGCTTACCAAATTAACACGGCAACATTAATTGGTGGTAAAGATTACTATATCGAAAACTTTACTTTGTCAAATTTACCAAAAGTACAATTGGATTATGCTGGTAAAAGAGTCGAGTGGAACGTTAGCGTAAAAGAAATTAAACGAATAGATAACGCTACTAGCGGATATATCTTATTCGATTCCGTAAATAAAAATTTTGTTCTAAAAGCTATCGAAACTGATTTAAGAAACGAACCAGAAACAATGTATTACGTTACAACTATATGGTCAAACGGTTATTACATTGAAAACGGTGCTCTAAAAAATAAACCGAAAATTACTTTAGATAAAACAGCACCGCACGCTAGAATTGTAACTCTAGGCGATAGTATTACTCAGGGTTTAAAAAATTACAACAGTCCACGAGAGCTGTACGATAAAGCATGGCCTCACTACATGCTAGACCTTTACGGAGGTACATTGCGAAATGTTGCAGTATCTGGTAAAAGTATAGCAGGAACTGGACCAGAAGATTTTAACGGACAAGTAAACAGCGTGAATTTTGCGGACTACGACTTGGCGATAATTGCAATGGGCGTAAATGATTTTAATAATCAAAACAATATTGAAACGGTTGTAGAAAATCTTAAAAAAGGTTTAACTAAGATTTTTGCGGATAACAAAAATATTCAAGTGGCTGGTATCTTACCGCACAACTTATTTAGGTTACCGTTTACTCAACCAGCTAATACGGTATATGTTGACGGTTTAAAATATGCCGATAGAAATGGTAAGACGCTTAACGATTTTTGTGACGCATTAGCGGAAGTTTACAAAGAATATCAAATACCTTACATCGACTGGAGGAAAGCACCCGTTTTAACAATGAGAAATTACAGTAAGTGGACTTGGGATGCTATCCATCCGAATGAAGCAGGTCATGCGCTAATCGGTAGACGTGTTGCTGAATGGCTAAAAGTAAATGTTTAAGGAGGTGGAATATTGCGGATTGAAGAAGCTGAAAAAATCGCTCAAAGTCAGGTAGCTTGGGCGATTTTGTTTATCTTACTTTTCTTTATTATAATTCGATATCTCATCAAGACTTCGGACAAGCGAGAGAAGAAGATTATGGATTTGCATGAGCAATCAAAGGCTGACTCCAACAGACGAGAAGAACGGTTGATGACTCACTTGGAGAAAACAACAACAGAATTAACCACAATCACTCACGCAGTCGGAGATATTCAGAAAGAGATGGTTCGCATGAATGATCGCATGGATGAAATCGAAGGGGCTACAAAATTACCATAAGAAAGGAAAAAAACACATGCAACAAATTAATGAAATTATCACAAACGGAGCAGTAAGTATTGCAATTATTTTGCTTGGTATCGCAGTTAAAGCGGTCAAGGAGTACCTCATCAAAGAGGGTGGTGAAAAGACTGTCAAAATCGCTGAAATCCTAGCTAAAAATGCGGTTCATGCCGTGGAGCAGGTCTCCTCTGAAACAGGCTATAAAGGCGAGGAGAAACTTGAGCAAGCTCGTGATAAAGTCCGAGCTGAACTTGCAAAATACAACATCAGCATGACTGACAAAGACTTAGATACATTCGTAGAGTCAGCAGTGAAGCAGATGAACGACGCTTGGAAAGGAGATGATGCTAATGTCTAAGAAACAAGATATGATTAACGACCTCATGGCTCACGCTGATGCAGGGACTGGGGTTGACTATGATAAGATGTACGGCTATCAATGTGCTGATGTGACGTGCTACGGAATCTACGAGTATTTCGGCACTCGTCTATGGGGAAATGCGATTGATTTGCTACGTTCTGCAGAATCAGCAGGCTTGCAAGTCGTATATGGCGCTCAATATCCAAAAGCTGGTTGGTTCTTCGTTAAGAACTTCGTGGCAGGCGATGGAGTGAATTATGGCCATACTGGTCTTGTCTATGAGGACTCTGACGGCTCTACAATCAAGACGATTGAGCAGAATATCGATGGCAACTGGGACTATCTTGAAGTTGGTGGGCCTTGTCGCTACAATGAGCGATCTGTTGATTCGATTGTTGGCTATATCGTGCCTCCTGAAGAAGATGAATCAGGCTGGAAGCATGATGACACTGGCTGGTGGTGGCGTCGCAAAGACGGTTCATATCCAACATCTAAATTTGAAGCAGTAGATGGAAACTGGTTCTATTTCAACGATAATGGCTATATGTATGCGAATCAATGGCTACATCATACAGACGGCTATTGGTATTGGTTCGACAAAGATGGCTACATGGCCAATAGCGGTTGGAAGAAGATTAATGGGAAATGGTACTACTTCAATGCAGACGGTGTCATGCAGACCGGTTGGGTTAAATACTACGAGAAATGGTATTATCTCAATTCAGAGAATGGCGATATGGTATCGAATACTTTCGTGCCATACAATGGCGGATACTACCTCATGCTTGAAGATGGCCGATTAGCTGAAAAAGAAAGCTTCAAAATTGAGCCAGACGGCTTAATTACTACGAAATAATCTTAAAAATAAAACGAAAGGAAAACTTTTCTAAAATGTGTATCTACCGCAGGCTCAAGCTTGCGGTTTTTTATTTTGCAAAAAATGTTTAACTGATCGACACAAATTTAGTTGCATTGGTAGATAAGGTAATCGTCGCTCTGTAGTAGTTAGTTAAGCTAAAAAAACCAGAAAATTATTAATCTTGGAAAGTTGTAGATACAAGGATAAGTACTACCGAACAAATGTTATGGGTGATTTTGTGTTTTTAGGTTATAAAATATAATATGTAATACTTGACAAGTATGTTATAATGAAATAGGAGAAATCACAATAAGGAGGGTTATAAAATGATACCAGCACTTTTTATAGCGAATTATATTATTGAGTATTCAAATAAGAAAGAATATTCAATCAATAATCTGAGACTTCAAAAACTCCTCTATTTCGTAAATGCTCGTAGTTTAGTAGAAACCGGAACACCTATTTTTAAAGAATCAATGCAGAAATGGAAATATGGTCCAGTTGTTCCTGAAGTATATCATGAATATAAGCGATACGGTGCTTTTGAAATTTTAAATAGTGATATTGTGATGGAAAAGGTAGAGCTTATTTTTGGGGAAACAGAGGAAAATTTTCCAGACATACGTATTGAAAAATATGATTCTACCAAAATCAGCCCAGAGGACAAAAAAAGGATAGAATCAACTGTTGATAACTTAAATAAATTGAATGCTTTTGATTTGGTTGCAATTACACATCGACATCCGATGTGGGAAAATGATAAGGATAGAATCATGATGGGGGATAAAGGAATTATATATGATAATAATGAAATCAAGATGTATTTTTGCCACAACAAGGATAGTCAAATATGGAGAAATTGAGTAATTACGAAAAGGTAGTCAGTATAATTATTGAAAGCAGAATAAGTGAACAAGTATTTTTGAATGCTAAAAATTCCAAAGTAGTTGAGTTTCTGTACCAGACTCTTGAGCGCAATATTTTTATCCCACACGACTTTATAGCAAAATTTGTATATGA